ATCGAAGATCGTTAAGCTTACCATGATTTCCTTCGTGTGAAGGAGCCTCCCAATTTTCTGGTTTTACTAGGTCGGGTAATCCAAGTGGATTTGGTCTTCCTTCTTTGACCCCAACTTCTTTTGCCATATTTGCTTTTAGAACAGAGTCCCAAGCTTGATATGGATCTACACCAAATGCGTCAAGTGTACCGATTGCAACAACACAAAGATCAATAAGACCGTCGACAATTTCTTCTGAGTCCATACTAATTAAAGCTGTTTCCGTTTCGTCTAACTCTTCTCTTAAAAAGTCAACACGAAACTCAAGGAATCTTTTAAGCTTTTCTTTATCAGCATTTTCTACCCATTCACGAGTCTTATACTTTGTTTGCATATCGTGAATGTCTTTTACCCAATCTTTGCTCATGATATAATCTTTTTATTTGGTGTAACAATTCCAGAACTCATACTTCTGATTTGATCTTGCAATTCATCTGCAGGTTCTACTGTAAAGACTACAAATTGTTTATCAATTGTAATTCCCTCTTTTGCTTTGGTATACGCCATAAAAGGCATGAATCCAATCTTACCTTCTCCTGCTGGAATGAGCGAATACCCATCTTTAATTGTAATCAGGTTTTGAGTCTCAGTGACTTCACCTATTACTTCCTCACCTGAGGATAATCTTACTAATAGCATTTTTTTCTCCATAATGGTATATTATACCGCATTTTCATTAGTTTGTAAACCCCCTAATTTTTTCAATTACCTGAGGCTCTACAGATTTATCATTCCATATTCGATTGAGTCCACTTGGATGTGGAACCTTTAAATGTGGAATAGAGTTCTTTTTTAAATATGTGCTAGGTAAATTCCCTAAAGCTATAATGTGGGAATATCCCTTTATTTTATTAGAAAATTCTTTGTCGTTAACTTCTGATAGTTTTAATTTTGGTGCTTTATAATCTACTAAATTTGTCCAATCATAATTATCTATACCAACAGAATCCATCCAATATTTAATTCTTTTTAGTGTTGGTGATTTTTCTGGTGGATGATTACCTGGTGCAATTCCTACGAATATTATCATGAGAAGAAATCCTCCAATGTTGCAATTTTTGTTGATGACCAACCAATAGCATTTAGTATTGGGTCAATAACATCCAGAAATGTTTTCTTAAATTGTAAGTCATAGTCAATGTAGTTTTCCAAATTAAATTCTGATGGAAGATAGTCAGGAAAAGCAATTACATTTTCTTTGATAGGATTTGCTTTTTTAAGATAAACGAATTTAATCTTTTCTCCGCTTTTAATTTCTGCAAGATTTCTAAGACCTAGCTTTTCTCTTTGTAAGTTGTAAAGTAAACACCCGCGTACGTGTATGGGCGTGCCCTTGTCGTACGTGTACGTGAATCTACCATCTTGAGTTCTATAATTCTTCTTAAACTTATTAATGTCTGATACACCCCGTGGAAATGCAATTTCATGAGCTGGTAAAGTTTCAAAGTAATCCCTAAATTGCTGAATAGCTTTTTGAACATTCGATTCACTACCAGATACAATTACTTTAAATATTTCTCTTAGAGCTTGTCTAACTTGAGCTGGGGTTGAAGATTTAGTAGCTTCAATACCAATTACTTTGATCTTTGGCTCTGTATACCTAACACCTTCGTTGTCTAAAACATTGAGAATATATCTTTTCTTTGCAGTCCATATGCCACGATCTGCAATAGCTTCTCTTTTCATTCCCATTCTGTTTTCTATTCCACCCAGTATTTTAAATAAATCATCATATGATTTTTCGAATACAGGTTCTAGTTTCTCCGATGCAATTTTATCTAGGAAGTCCACTGGACTTTTCGGATTCAGTTCCTTGACCAGTGGACCTAGATTTACATATAGGGAATCCGTATCAATGGCCAAAACATAATCTGTTTCGGTTTTTAACACAGAGTTTAGGTAATCATTAATCCCTTTTTCTGCCCAACGAATAATAAGTTGACCAGATAGGGTAATAGCTTCTGCGATACGCTGGTCGAAAAACCTGAAGTATTGATTACCAATCGCACCATAGAGAGAGTTAAGAAGAATCTTAATTGCCATTTGGCGATTATTTTTAATGGCAATATCTCTTTCTATTCTGTAAAGTTCTTGTTTGTCTGTTTTATCTACCTTTTGTAATTCTTGCTGGGATTGGATCATTTCTTTTTTGACCTCTACCCTTTCACTGTACATCTCATCAATAATTTGTGGGAATACACCCTTTTTGTCAATGTTAAAGTATTGACCATTCGCACCTAAGGCTTTTCCATGATTATCGATACCCCCTGGATTTTCTAATATGTGGTCGACCGAGGTACTTATAAATTCACCATCTGATATAGTTTCTGGTGACATATTATATTGCATAATGATGGATGGATATAGGGAGTTAAGGTCGAAGCTAACTACCCAATCGTGTATTCCCACCTGAGGTTCTTTTACATAACCACCAGGATATGGTGATCTAGTTTTGTCTTCTTGGAATGGAACTACTACGTTTTCTTGCCATAGCTTACGGAATACGATTGAATCCCAAATTGCAGTTGTTCCAAATGTGTCTTTATAGTTTACACCACCACGATAAGCTATAGTAACGGCCAGTGTAATAAGACCAAGCTTATCTTCTAGTCTATCTACAAGTTCTACGTCTTTGATATTATAATCAATAAACTTTTGGTGATCATTCTTGTATAAAGTATGAAGTGTTCCGTGTTCTTCATATGAAAGTTTGTTTTCACCTAGTACTACGTGTGCAATATGATCTAATTTATAAGATTCTTGTGTACCATATGAATAACCAAACTTTTTAAATAGTTCCAGATAATCCATAACGGATATACCTTGTATTTCGTAAGTAGTTTCACGTCCTACCATTCTTGTAATATTTCTTTCGTCTACTAAACCCCATGGAGAAAGTTTTCTAGCATTTTCATCAGATCCAAAAACATTTCTCATTCTATTAACCAAATATGGGATATCGAAGAATTCTACGTTCCAACCAGTAATAATATCTGGACAGTGTGATGGTAAAGACCAATGGGTAAGAAAAGAGACTAGGAGATCTTTTTCGGTTTCACATTTGTTGTAAACCACACGATTAGTTTTCATTATGGACCTTTCTACATCGTAGTCTCCTAGTCCCCAAACATAATATGTATTGTCAATATTGTTTTTGATTGTGATCGCTGTAACTTCTTTTGAAGCTTCACCTGGTTCTGGGAATCCATCATCTGAAGCTACCTCTATATCCAAAGAAGTAACGTTAATTAGATTCCTATCAAATTCTATATCACCAGGGAAATAGTCGTTTATAAATCCAGCAACATGTTTTGTATTTCCAAATATAGATCTTCCAGCTATTCCTTTGTTTTCATCCACCCACTGTTTGCAATCCCACATGCTTTCGAAAGTAACAGGAGCCACAGGTTTTCCATCAATGGATTTCCATTTGGTAGGTTTAGGTGTTGTAACAAAAAGAGTTGGTCCATACTTAGATTTCCGTTGGACCTTTTTACCGTTTTCTATTCCACGGTAAAGAATAAAACTTTTGTATCGTGTAACGTTTGTATAAAAGTTTGCCATAATAAAGTGTATATTATACCACAGTCGAAGGGGTTTGTAAACCCCCTAATTGAAAAAAAAGTGGGGGGAGTGATTCCTCCCCCGCATGAATCAAAATCCGAGAGTTGTTAGGTAGATTGTTAAAGGTGCCAATGTTAATGTTGTCATGCTTATCAATACTAATCCTAGGGTCTCTCTTACATCATCATATTTTAAGAACATGTGTATTAGTTCTTTCATAGTTATCTCCAGTAAAATGTTTATTACAATCTACTGGGATTGCTTCGCTGATACTAGCCTTTCAAAAAAGATTTTTTCTTTGATGCCCCAGCAGACCCTATATCGATCTTCCTAGGACGCTTTTCTTCAGGAAGTTCTACTCTAGCAAAAACCACGAGTATTCCATCCACAAGATCCGCACCATCTATTACGACAAATTCTGAGAGTCGGAAGCTTTTCTCAAATTTGCGAGATGAAATGCCTTTATATGCGTATTCACGCTCATCCTTTTCTACTTCACCAGTGACTTTAAGAATACCGTCTTTTAATTCGATATCAATATTGTCTTTGGTAAAACCCGCCACGGCTAGCTCGATGAGGAATTTTTCATCATCGATTTTCACTACATTGTGTGGTGGATAATTATTACTATTAGACCTAGCACTTGAATGGATTCTTTCGAGATCCTCAAATAAAGTGTCAAATCCAACAAAAAGCGAACGTGGTACGTTCAAGTTATTTCTTACTACCATTTTCATTTCCTCCTATTAAGTTAGCAAGGTTAATTTTGAATCCCGACCATCGGCGATTCAGTTATATTTATACAGGTTTACTCCTTAGTTTGGGAATTTCCTATATTATATTTTGGACAAAGTTCCCATTGATTCTTTTCCTTGAACGGAATAACTTTGATTTGTCTCAATGGAGCTACGTCCTTAGCTTGGGATTGATCTACTATTGTAACTAATCCCCAATCACTCAAAAGCGTTGCAATGGTATTTCTTCTTTGAACATCGTTGTCCATTAAGTTAGAAGGTTTACCATCCAACAAAAAGAGTTCTTTAAAATGCACAATAAAGTATCTGCCTTGTTTATGTAGTATGTGACAAGACTGAAACAGTTTTTGATCTTTTCGTGATGCGACTCCTATACGAGTAAGGGTTTCTCTTATCTTTAGAAAGTCGTCTGGTTCATTTAGGGTCACTTCTAGCATCTGGGCAGGTGACCAGTTTTTAATTTCGTTGTTTTCTATTTCCACCTTTATAAATCCTTTTTTTCAATTCTTCAATTTGTTCATTACTCATTAATGATAATGCGGACTTAGCTTTATCGATGCTATATCCATAATATTCTTTGATGAGCTCAAGATTCTCTATTTCTTCAGGCTTTGCCCATTTAGAAAATCTTTTACGTTTGCTAATTATATTTATAAAAAAATCGAATTGAAGACGACTATCAATGTGATGATTGATGTTCATTTCATTTGCAAAAAGAATAGTATCTGGAAAATAAGATAGAGTTCTATTCACAAGGAAAGAATTATACTCTTTCTCTGCAATATCATCAACCATAATATCTTTCTTGGTATAGTTGATTGCGTTAATATATTCAAACGGATTCATTTTTTTCTATATACCTTTGTGCTTGTTCAAGGGTTTCAAATATTCTTTCATAGACTACTCTTCCATCTTTTACAAAAGTAACCCTATGCATAGTGCTATGTTCACCATAATGTATTGG